ATTGATAACAAGTGCATCGGCTGCGGCTTCGGCTGCTGTTATTACAATTGAGCCGGCGGCATTATCTATAGTAATGTCTTCACCAGCTGCACCAGCTGCATCAATATCGATACCACCAGCACTTGCATTAATTCTCACTGCATCAGCGGCGTTTTGAGAAGAAGCAATGTTTACCTGAAGCGCACCATCAATGTCTACTCCACCAGCTGTAGCTGATAAATTAATAGCATCGGCACTCGCTAGACCGGACGTTAAAGTAACGCCACCTACATCTGATTCTAAATGAACAGAGGCTACCCCGGTTCCCTGATCGGAGTGAAGTCTAATGGTTTCACTTACTCCTGCATCAGCATGAAGATAGATCGCATCCGCAGCGTCTTCTCCGGCTGTTACGATGACTCTTCCAGCTCCAGAAATTATATCTATATCAATTCCAGCTCCTGCAGTAGTAAAATTCGACGCTGCTGCGGCATCTAAACTAATGCCGGCTCCCGAGTCTATTGTAATGGCTCCGGCTACACTGTTCCCAATCGTGACCGTTCCACTGGAAGTCCCAGAGTTAATTACGGTGTTAAAGGTAGAGGAAGCATTAAGAGAGGCTGTCCCTCCGGATTGAGTAAAGGCTCCTGTAACCACGAGACTTGAGAAAGTCAACGCCCCATCAGAGTCTACTGAGAACACTTCTACGTCCGCACTGTCTGTGAAGGAAACCTTGTTAGCTCCACCCGCATCTCCCATCTTAAGAACGATGTCTTGACCGGTTACAGCTGTAATCAAAAGATCCGTACCTGCTGCTGTCGTATAAAGAGCTGAAGTTACGGACGTAGCTAAAGTAATCGCTCCATCTAAATTAAAAGTAATGGTTCCGGGACCAGCCGTACCTACAGTTGTGATGTTGGTTCCACCTGTCATCACGATATTTCCTGCTGTCGGAGCAATCGCTCCCCCTGAATCGCCTTGTAGAGTATCAACTTCTGAGTCTCCAGGACCAGCTAAAATCCAGATAGCATCTTGGCTAGAATCCAGGCCACCGAAATTGTACATTGTCGCATTGTCTGCGTCTGTTTTGTGTATCCACGGATCACCTATAGCGAAATCTCTGTCGACTGCTGTGGGAGCTCGGGATGAGTTAATAGCTAAGTGTGGGACATCAACAAGAGGTTGGTCCACGCTATATGCTCTAAGAATTTTTTTTGCCATTTTTTCCTCGCGTGTTAGATGCCCGTATTGTGGTTCTGGGGTCTTTTTGCTCAAGATATTCTTTTATCTTTTATTTCTCCACTTTTATTTCACAAAGTGGTACAATAGCACCATACTCAATTGATTGAGGTAAGGACAAACCCTTATGGAAGTAGATAATTACCGCACCAGAGATAAAAAGAAGGCTCTGAATATGAGGCTCTCATCAAAAGAGTATGAAATGCTCAGACTTCTAGCTTATCAGCAGAATAAAAGTAAAAACTTTATCCTGACTCAAGCTTTAAGAGAGTTTTATTTAAAACACAAAAAGGAGGTTTAACATGAAATTTTTCCTCAAAGCAGTTTGTTCTGTTGTGTGTTTAGTGATTTGTGAGTTTAGCGGGGGATTAGGAAGTCTTTTTTTCGGGCTCGGCGCTTTGCTCATATGGATAGACTGAAGGATTTTCTTTCTGATATTCCAAAGCATGCTTATCTAGACGTCTTAGGTAGGTCTGAATGGATTTTTTACTTCCTGACTGAAGGGCTTTCAAGAAATTCTGAGTATCTCTAAAACCGCGAGGGTTCATAAGCATATAGCCTTGCCCTAACTCTAACAGCTTTTTACCTCCCTGTGCTGTTTTAGCAAAAGGAACGCCTAGTTTGGATAACACGCCAGCAGCTACAGCGCTCTTTACCAGAGAACCCAATCCGAGTTCGTCTACGAGTTTGAGCTTGTCTTTGACCTTGACTAAATCATCCGAAATGGCCTTTAAGTGATCGAATCCCTCTTTTCCTAGCTGTCTTCTAAGTAATCTGGAGCCTTTCTGTGAGGAAATCTTTTTGCTGAGCTTAGAAGCATCTATGACACCATTAGAGGTAACGCCTTCCATGACGGTTTCAAAGCGGTTTATGTTAGAGAGCTCTGAGAATTCCTTATTCGTAGCCTTGAAAAGATCGGAGAACTCTTTAGGAGTTCCAAGTTCGAAGGTTTTGGAAATCTCTTTCTTGAGACCCTCATAAAAACCAATGGTTTCTCTCTGCTCTCCTTGCAAAAGTTTCGTTTCATAGAGCTTTTTAGCGTCTTTATTGATGTTTCTGAACTGCTTTAAGTACTCTTGGGGAGAATAAAAACGGAGGCCACCTTCCGTTTGTCCATATGACTTTTGGTACTTCTCAACTAGCTTTAAGATTTTATCTTGTTCTTCCGTGGGAACCGGAGATTTTCGGATGTCCTTTTTTACCTTTTTCAAATAGTCTGAAAGATAGTTGCTTTCGATTTGATGAGGCATCTCGCCGGCTATTTTCTGTACTTCGTCTAGCTGCTTATTAAGAATGCCTTCAACATCAATCCCTTCTTCTAGTTTCTTAGTAAGAGGCATTTTTTCTCTTTGAATCTTATTAATAAGGGTTTTAGCTTGATCAGATACGCCTTGGTAGACCTTTTCTTTCTTCCCTTGAAAAACTTTGGGAGCAATAGCTTTGAAGCCCTCTTTCGTCTTCTCAACAATCTTAGGTAAAATAAGACCTGATTTTTCTTTGAGAGCCTTAGGAATCAATGAAACAGCCGCTTTTGCTCCATCGGGACCAAATATCCCGGCGAGCTCAGCAATAGCTTGAGTTCCTTCCGACGCTCCTAGCTCTTCAGCTATCTGGCCTGATGCTCCTCCCACTGCTGCAGGAAGAGCCATTCCTTTAAAAGGACCTCTTCCATAGATATCTGCAACTCTTTCGCCAAATCCAGCTAAAGACTCTTCAAATGAAGTGTAAGATTTCCCTAGAGCGTTTTCGATTTGGTCTTTTAGATATTTCTCTCCACCCTTTCCGGTCTTCTGGAGATATTGTCCGACATTTCTAAGAAGTCTAGTTCCCGCTCCTTTAACTTGACCTGGCTCTCCCTCGGTTCCAAACTGAGATAATAACTCTAAAATCCCACCTATTCCTTTGGCAGGAGCTGCAACAAGAGAAGCTGCAGAACGACCAGCTATCCTTCCTACCCCTTTGACACCTTCAACGGTTCCTTCCAGGATTTCACTTCCAAGGCCTGGAGGTGATACTGTCTCGTATTGAGACCACGGAGAAGCCCCTTGAGGAGCTCCCGGAGTTGGAGAAGATTCTTCTTCACCAACAACCGCATAGTTCTGCCATGGGTTATTTGTTGCCATAAAGCATGACTCCACCTTGGTCTTGAAGACGCTTGATGTCCTTTATCGGTACGGAATAGACTTTGTCGTCAGGAGCAAGCATATATTTAAATCCAGATGTAGCTTTCTTACCTTTGAGAGACAGCTGGGCGTCTACTAGACGAGTTTCATTTTCAATTCTCAGGTCCTCTTTCGCAAGAATGGGTCTTAATCTCTCCGCTACTTCCGCTTGAAATCTTCCGAAGGAAACAGCTCCGCTTCTATCCCGAATCTCGGCAATAGCTTTACCTTTCTCTACGTTTTCTCGAGCAAGTCGTAGCATATCGTTCATGACCGCTATGTTGGCTTTTTTCCCTTTGAAAGGAGAGGGTTTCGCGGCTAAGGAGAGCAAGACTTCACGAGTGGAAGGATTACTTCCTCCAAGCTCTTTAGTTCTAAGACTATCGTAAATCAATGAATAAAGGATTCTATCCTCTTCAGTCTTTAAGAGTTCACTTAGTGCTGGCGCGCCTTTATCATCAAGAGCCGCTTGAGTAGCTCGTCTCATCCAGTTGTCATCAAGATTAGTCTTTCCAGAAAGGATAAGCTGTCTCCCTTTCTCTAGTTTTTTAACATGAGACTCCATCTTAGTGATATCTTGAAAAGGTTTAGAGAACGCATTAATTTCGCTCCTCCATTCTTTTCTCTTCTGAACTCCTTCCTGACCACTGAGGTTCTCTTGCTGAAGTAAGAATTGATTGATAACTTGAGCTTCTCTTTGGTCACTAGGATTCGGGCTTGCATTAAGTTCAGCTATCATATTTGGATGATAGGAGCCAAAAGGAGTTTCAATGAAATCCGCGGCTGCAAATGTTCCTGCCGGAGTACTTACTATTTCTTCACCTTCTTCGACTTTTAAAGGAGACTTTGTCTTTGTCATTTGGATGGGAGAATTACCAAAAGCCTGAACGGTAGACTCTGGACGAGACACCCCTTCTTCGCCTTGATATTCTTGTTGTTCCTTAGGAACTCTCGCTCCCACATCTCCTCGTCCGGGAGCTTGAGGCAAGCCGTAACCCGCTCCACTTCCTTGACCGGAAGCATCATAACTTTGAGCGGCTTCATTTCCTTCATAACCTTGAGAGGAAGGCTTGTAGCGCTCACGAATAGATTGAGAGTGTTGGGTGAGAGATTCGGTTTTCGCAATAGGACCCAGGATTCCGCTCAATTGTTGGGCAACCTGTAGGCCGCCTGGAGTTCTAAGAACACGTCCCAATGTAGTATCGGCGGGAAATTGCTCAGCTAACATTGCATGCGTTTGTTCTTGAGCCTCTCGGCCTCTCCGTTGTTGAAGAGCTTGTTGAAGAGCTCCTCCTAACATGCCACCGGCTTGCTGGATTCCTTCTCCGAGTCCTGATTGGTCGGGTAGTACTAAAACCATGGTTGCCTCCTTATGACACCGTTCTGCCTAATTGACTACCGGCTGTTCCACCGGCAACAGCTCCTGCAGGTCCACCAAGTAGACCTCCTAAAAGTCCTCCACCGATGGCACCCCCAGCTCCAAGTAAGGGTCCAAGAAGTCCTTGTCTCTGTTGCAACATAGGTTCAAATGTTTTCTGCGAGCCTAAACCAGACATTAGTCCAAGTGCTTGAAGAAGATTTCCTTGCTGCTGATTATATTGATTCATGTATTGAGAGCCAAGAAGACCTGACACGTCCGTTGCAGATTGAGATAAAGCTTGATTCAGAGCGGACGACCCTGATTCATCCATTCCTAAGAATTGCTCCTTAATACCAGGGATAATTTGACGTTGAAGAGCCTGTTGTGCAGGGTCTATAAAGGACTTCTGAAACATCTGATCATACTGACCTTGATCAAACGGCTGCAGGAACTGGTTGAATGCTTGTCCCGCTTGCTGGCTGTTCTGGCCTCCCAACGCATTCGATAGGAAGTTCTGCTGGTCTTGAGTCAGCAGGTCTATGTTCCCCTCGTTTTGGGTTGACCCCATCATTGTTTTTCCCATGATTCTCCTCCGTATACTCCATCAATATACTTTTTGAGCGCTTAAATCCATACCTTTCGCTATGCTTCGGGTAATTAGTCACCCAGTATATCTTATTGAGATTACCTTTTTTCCTAATTTGTTTTATATGCTCCGCTAATTTTTTTACAGCGAGACCTTTTCCCCAGTACTCTTTATCCATCGAATAGGTTTGGATTAAGATGTCTTTACTAAGAGGGTCTACAGTAAACCATAGCATTCCTTGTACTCTATTTTCTTTGTCTGCAAGTACATAAAGATGAGAGAAGGGGTTTAAAACCACTCCTTTTTCGCCTTGAGTCATGCAATTAATCTGGTGATACTTAAAGAACTCTTCTACGGAGTAGTCTCTTTCCCTCACCTGATCGATAAGATAATGAGGCACATGGTCGGGTGTGAACACTCTTATCCATCTTAAATCATCTACTTTTTTCATTTTATCCTCTGATGTAAAGCTGTTTTACATTTCTTGGGTTATTCGTCTTCCAGTCCTATATAGCGAAGATTGCCAATCAGTCTTCCAGAAGCTGGGACAGCCAGATTAGCTGTAGCCGCTCCAGAGCCTATTGTCCATATCTCCCCTCTATAGGAGTTTGGTATTCCATTAATTACTAAGTTTGTAGCAGGTGCAAACGCAATGCTAGAAGGCTGTAAAACACCTACAAATGGCATCCCATCGCTTAATGTCACGATGTAGGGTAATTCTAAGTAAAGATCGCCTGTCGCAGTTGTGGCACTCCAAGTGATATCGAAGAAAATCTCAGTGAATATTCCCTGTCTAATTGACCATCCTGCCTGCTGAGTGTAGGTGAAAGTTCCAGCTCCTGTTCCTGCAAGAGTGGGAGTCCAGACTGCTTGGTCGACTTCGGCATTATTTCTGATGAATCCGTTGACGTTCTCTGCGACTTGCTCATAAAAATCTTGTATTTGGTAGACCAAATCTCTCAAATATCGGTCCATATCTTCATCTGAATAGTCAGTTCTAAGAGGAAGGATAATTGTTGTGGGAAGAGTCATTAGTTTATCGTCCTTTTTCCACGAGGTTTGAAATAAGGCTTCATCGCATGAATCCTAAACGGACGGTCACTTCCACTACTAGTAAACCTAATGCTGTGCTGAAAGCCAATGCCGCCCCCATATACTCGCTTCCAAGTCTTAGTTCGGTAAAATTGGCGGAAATAAACTCCACCAGCGTCAGTAAAATCGGAGTAAAGAGTTCCATCTATTGTGTCCAATGTGAAGTTATTTTCATCTACCACCGTGATAGTATAAGAATCTCCGTCGGCTCCTGAATTAAGTTCTACCATTCCTCCTACGCCATAAATAAAGACAACCTGTCCTGTAGCGAGTCCATGACCCGGAGCATTTACATTAACTGGATTGGTTTTATCCGCGCCTGCAACTACAGTGATGAAATCTAAAGGCGGTAAAAAATCCATATTCTGGGTTTTATACGGAGCCGTATTGGTGTCTTTGAAGAATTCAACTGTAGCTGTCGTGGTAACGTCTGTATCTACATAAAAGTCCAAGAAAGATAACTGACACTCTTTTCCCTCTTCTTTGAAAGGATTCCAAGCGGCTGACTTGAAGGAAGCTTCTATATCACTTCCATCATCAGAGGCTTCTGTCTCTAGAACAAAGATATTTCCATTAACATCTCCGCCGAGCATCGTTTCTTGATTGTCTTGCCAAAAGAACGAGAAGAAATCTTCGTCTGCGAAGTCATTTAAGGCCTTATCAAGGTCATTGGCTGCAGTAAAATCGTCTAATGCAAAGTCTTGAGAGAAGTTTCCATATCCTAGGCAATTAAGAGATATAGTATAGGTAGAATACGAGGCGGAATCGTCATCATATGCGAGAGCAGAATTGTTTTCATCATCGGTAGTTTCCAGGTCATTGTATAGGGTCCACCATCTTTTATTTGCATAGGAGCGTTCACAGAAGACTTTAGGGAATTGGTCAACGTTTATCGCATCTACGGTGAAGCCTTCGATTCTATCATCAATTCTACGCGTCTCTACGCCATCGGTAGCGGTAATTCCACGTACTCCCAATGCAACAACGTACCTATCGTACCCTATGCTTGCCATTTTACCATCACAGGCTCTAAAAGAGTTAATTTTCTGCCAACGAAAAGCTCTGTTTGGATCGGACGTTGCGACTAAACTCCACACGGAGTTAGTGAAGAATACGATTATTTGATTCTGAAGAGCACGAGCAGAGACGATTTGGTCACCAGTAGCAGCATCTGTAAAGCCACCACCTCCGGCTGTCACATCATTCCAGTTCTCTGGGTTTTGCTTAGCACACCATCTGGCTCTTTGCGGGTTATTGGAGGTAGAAGTTTCATTATACTCCAAAGTATTTAGAACAATGAGTCTCTGTCCAAGAGAAAAAATAAGTTGCGCTCCAACCAAGGTCCGGGCAGGTGGTCCTGCACCAAGAGTAGGGAAAAACTGCGTGGTGTTGTTAGCATCGCTTGTGCCATCATAATATCGGATGCCATTAATTGTAGGTGCAGCTGCTGGAGTTCCCGCAATTCCGTTGCAGAAGTAGAGTCTATTTGTTCCTCCTCCAGACTGCCAGTTGGTGGCCCAAACAAAGTCATTCTCTCCTGCAGTTCCACCAAATATGTCAGCACTATCGAGTTCAACGAAGACGTTGGCTGCTGTATCATATCTATTAACTCGTCGAAGATTAAATCCAAGGGTTGTTTTTCCTCCGTCGGCGTCAATATATCGGGTAATTCCCATGGCTCTGTCAGTAGAGGGGTCTATTAATTGACTCGTTCCACCAACGGTATATGCAGTAAAGGTAGTTGTGTTTATATCAATGGAGAAGGTTGTTGGCGATAAAACTATTATGACAAATATCTTATTATTCACTTCAGTCATGCCACCAACTGAGTCCAAATAGACTCTGTCACCAGTTGAATATCCATGAGCTCCTGTGGTTACCACTCCAGGATCGGCTTGAGTGAGAGCGGAAACAGCCACGGTAGCTCCATTGGGAACGAGAGCTCCAAAAACCCTATATCCTTCTCTTTTTTTAAGATATCCATGCGTGATGTGCATGTTATCAATTTCTGGAAAAGAATCGGGAGGGGCGAGCCAAGGTTCTAAGTCAGTGTCTAAACCTGTCTTAAAGGGAGCTATTAGCGCCGGCTGAAAGGACATTTAGAAGCCTCCACATACCATGAAAAAACCACCCGCATCTCTTGCAGCAGCATTTTCGTTAATAATAAAG